TGTGGAATTCCGGAAGAGTTAGAGCCGATCAGTGCGACCGGCGCTCTACTCTGAACCCAACTATCATCAGACATCGATTATCCTAATCTAAAACACCAAAAGTAGTTGAATATGCATTGTTAGCAACTAAATCTTCGTTGTTTGCAGTGATTCTCAGTGCGGTCGTGGCCGAACCAACAATTGAATATTGTTCTGGTACAAAGTTTATCTCGACCGTTGGATTTGCTGCTGAAGTATAAACGGTAGCGATCACCGTGTAAGTTGAGCCATCAAGAGTATAATCGACAACAAACTTAAACCTGGCAGAGGTCGATACTAAAAACCCCATGTTATAGAACGTGTGTGTTGCGGGAATAGAGTATGAATGAGCACTAGATCCGGCAGCAGCAACAGAGGTGTATGTGAAGCTATCTAAAACAGCTGTTCCCGGTGCTGGTGCTGAATAAGTCGGCAATGGATTGGCTAAAGTATAGGCGTTACCAGAATCATCGTGCAAGGAAACGTCGGCCGCCCAAACAGTGGTTTCAGTTGAACCATTCACACCTGTTTGACGAATTGTCTCTTGAGCACTTCCTGGTGTTGCGTTTCGAACAGCAACAACATTGGCTTGAGTAGATGGTATTGTGTTGTTTGTGGCATCATAAATACCATCCGCGTTGGAATAACCTCTCTCTGATAGCTTCAATGTTACGGGAGACGATGCTGGATTGTTTCCATTCGGCTGAACATGTGCGTTGCCGTTGGCATCAACTGTTTGTAGTTGAGAATTGTTGGTGGCATCAGCAACTCTTGTTCTTAAGTATTCACTCGTACCATCTGCTTCTGTTCTGACCGATAACGGCCTTCCTGCGTCTGCCATTTATTCCCCCTTGATTTTTATTTAAGTAATTCTTTTTTCTCTAAGATCAATTTCTTTTTGATTTCCATCTGTTCTTCGATTCTTCTAATATCGTCTTGTCGCTGCATTATCGATAGCTCGTCTTCCATAATTCCAACCTGAAGTCGGCCTAGCTCCGTCTCGATCTTTTTCTTTTCTAACGCGTTCATGAAAGAACTCCCTGAATTCGACTAGCAAAGTCTCCAACCTCTGGGCGATAATGAATCACTTTCACCGAAACAATATCTCCCGCGTTCATTGGAATTCCGTTTCCAAAGTCCATAAACGTGGTGAAGTTGCACCAATAGGTTCTGCACCTGTCTTGGATTACCCCGTTGATATAGAGATTGAATACAGCTCCATTGTCGCCACTCAAATGAACATAGGTCAAAGAGAATGAATCCCCACCAGGTACAGTATAGGTTACAATCTGGGTTTCAACGCCAGCTGGCACGGCACTTATCTGCCCGAAGGTCGTAATAGTCGTGTTGGTAGCGGGATTGACGACTGTGACCGGAACAGGCTCAGACATCTTGTTAGCAACATAGGTATGAAGCCGACCACGCCCATCATCCCCGGGAGAATTCCCAAGATTCTGGGCATCATTATCCATTACAAGTGCGGCCCGCGTAGGCGGTGTGGTCAATGCTGGCATTACTTCAAAGTGTCAATGTGTTTGGGAATATTGGCAATTAAAAAAGCCCATGGCTCATAACACATGGGCTACCACGATAAACCCTGTTGCGCAGGGGATATATCCCATTCTGGACTGATTTACTGGATGTTTGTCAAACAAAAAAAGGAAAGCCCAATGGGGTTGAAGCCAATGGGCTTAAGGTGTGCTTGTGATCAAATCTGGAGAAGAGATCATCAAGGCTGGCGGAGTATGTCATTTTTTTATATTTGAGTCAAAGAGATTTAAAGAAAGACATTTGCTCATCGATTTCTTCATTCATTCTTCGAAGAAGAATTTTCTCTTCATATTTTTTATTTTTTAAGGCTTTTCTTGTTTCTTTGAATTCAGTGTCTGCTGAGATAAATTCTCTCGGGATATTGCATCTGTAATTACATTTCTGGCAAAGAAGCAGGGCGTGAATACTTCCATCTTTGAAGACTTGTTTAAATATCTTGGCTTCGTTTTGGCATCGTCTGCATTTCATATATAAACCTCAAAATCTATTCAGTTTTTTATATAGATCGTTTCTTCTAAATAATTCGGCTTAGCTGAGGCGCAGCGATCCCAAAAAGAGACTTGCGCGGATATTCTTTAGAAGCTCACTCCTGTATCAGTCTCTTATGGTCCATATGGGAGGACTTTTGAGATTCTGCAGTTTTTAAGGATTAGGCCGGAAGGTGGCTCCCCCTTGCACCGAGACCTAAAAAGGCAACCCAGTGGTCCTATCCTTATTTTATAATTCGTCTCCCTTCAGCTTGCTTACCCTCATTTGTAACAGGCGCAGTCATGATTGCCCTGTCTATGCTAGCTCCCTCTAGAGCGAGATCCCCCGGATCCAGATGGACTATTGAAAAATCGACTTCAGTCCACCCTGTAGGCTTCAAATGAAAAGCCCCAAGTTAAAAAACACTTCTTTTTTGAATTGGTATATGAGAAATTAAAACCAATTCAATCAACACAATGAATTTACTAGGTTCGGGAGGGAAGTCAAATCCCTCCCCACCTTTTTTTAAAAATCTAGTGTTTTTTCCAGATTGACTTAAAGTATAAATTTGATTTATATTCCACGCGAATCTGGAGATCTACATGACAACTGAAAAGAACTTACAAACTCTGCCAACCGCAGACGAATTCTCTGTCGCAAAAGAGACCGCCAAGTATTTTATTCAATCTGGAATGATGCCAAAGCATCTGACTCGGCCAGAGCAAGTCTTAGTCATCATCATGGCTGGACGCGAGATGGGACTTGGTCCTTGGGCTTCTGTTCAAGAGATCAATCTAATTCAAGGCAAGCCTGAGCTTTCGGCTAAAGCACACTTAGCCATGGTTTACAAATCAAATCCCAACCATCAGGTTGAATTCGTGGAGACGTCAGATGAGCGATGTATTATCAAGGCTAAACGATCAAATGAAGCAAATTTTCAAACGTTCACCTACACCGTTGATGATGCCAAAGCAGCAGGAAACCTCGGCAAAGGAAACTACGGAAAGTATCTCAGAGACATGCTTAGAGCACGCTGTATCACTCAAGTCGTTAGATCTAAGTTTCCAGACAGTTGTCTTGCAATGGGCTACGAGCCTTCTGAGCTTGGACACGCGAATCACCGGGATGACGCCTCCGAAGCCGGAAGTTCAAATGAAAGTGCTCATGAGCCTGATGACAAACCAAACGCTAGAGAGGTTACGCCTGCTCCAACTACAGAACCTGTTGTTCAAACAAGCCCCCCCGATGGACCTATTAACCAACCCCTTGAAGTCGGGGGAGCAACTAAATCCCCACCCCCAGAACCACAAGTCGTAACCAGAAAAATTGGTATTACTGATTTGGTTAAAGAAGTTGAAGCTCTTAAAAAATATGAAGAGCAGGTCAAAAATATTCCACCCGCTGAATTCAAGATGCCGTACGGTCGTCATGCGAAAAAGAAGCTTAGGGAAATTCCAATGACTGAGCTTAAACAAATATACGATATCATCAAGAAGATGCCTCAACCTGATAAAGTGAATCTGATTATAGCAACCAAGATAGGACAACTCGCAGGATTTCCACAATGACAAAACCAGAAGTTATCGATCTAAATATTCCTTCAGACGCAAGGAAATTTCTTTCTGAATTTACAGTTGATGGCCGAAAGGTTTCGGGAATTGAAACTACCGGCGGCAAGTGGATAGAATTTTCTGAAATGGATGATTCTCAAATAGTGTTTTACGCAAAGGAAATTTACTTCGATTGGCTCGGCGGCAAAGAAGGCGTTGATCAGCTTGTGAATACCAATATCGACAGGGGATTGAATTGAAAGACCAGGTAGTGATGTCGTCGACCAACGCTCAGCTGGCTATTGCTATACCACTATTTCGAATTCAGCGTGACGAATCTTTGGGTAGTCTCGACGGGTACAGCCTGATGGTCACAAAAGCAAAGCCCGTGGCATATGCGATAGATTGTGATGAACATGGAATTCAACTCATGAGCGCTCAATTTGTGGAAAAGCATTTGGAATTCTTGGGCGACCTATGAATATATTGAATCTGTCATCAAGGCATTGGGCTAGCGAATGAGTGAACCAATTGAGCGCTGGAATTTATCAAGATCACAACTGGCAGAAATGGTTGATTCGCTTAAGGCTGAAATCTCTCGCCTGCAAGTTGCTGTAGATACTTCACATGGGCTATCTGTTAATTGCCAAGATCAAGTTGGTAAACTTAGAAAAGAGCGCGATGAGCTCACAGCTGAATTGAATCAATTAAAAAATGTCGATATCCCTGAGGGACAAGGCTACATCGAAGAACAAGACCATAAAATTCGACAATTGGAGCTTTTAGCTGAAAGATATAGGGCCGTCTTGGCCAAATGTGTAGCACACTTACAAGGTCAAATATTGGCCTATCCTCAACAAGTAAAGCAGTTAGACGGTTCTATTAAAATGGAGCTTGTTGGTACTCCCTTAAAATCTTTGTTAGAAGAAGCCCGCCAAGCCCTGGAGACATAGTGATATGTCGCAAAAGTCTGAAAATAACGACATGTCAGTCGAATATGTCGCAAAGAAAGAAATTAAGTGATTAAATTTATAAAATTGTTTCCAGAAGAAACAAGGTTAATAGTTTTTTGAGGGGCGGCATGGGAAGCTGGGTGGTGAGATCGGGACCTACGGTCTCTTAAATAGTCAGGATAAGGATGGCCACTCTGGAGACATGCATTCGATGGCGGGGGCTAAAACTGGTGCAATCCCCCACGTTGGGGGCACCTTGCCGGGATCGCGTCCGGCCCCCTCTTTTTCTTTGACTGCAAATAGTTTCCATTTAACTCTACTCGAATGGAACATCTGGCACAAATTGAAGCAGTGAAGCTAGCCCTAGCTTGTCTTGGGTCAGGGATCAGCATTGGAGTCATCATTGGGCTGGTTCTTGGCGTGATAGTCACGAGAAAATAATGTATCACGAGACCTATAAGAATCTGCTTATCTCAACTCCGTCGATTCAATCAAAGATTCTTTTCCATGCCTGGATCATGGTAGATAACCATGTAGTAAAAAAGAATTCTAGACCAATTTTCAAAAACAGAAGAACAGGCAGGTCTTTTCTTGGAAAATCTTCCGATCTCATTAAAGGCGAAACAATTCTCATTCAGGAGCTTTACAATCAAAGAACAAAACAAAAACAATTCGAACTTATTGATATTCCCATCACAGCGACGTACCTTTTTTACTTCCCATTTAGTGAATTTTTCACAAAGCAAGGCCGCATATCGCGTCGGCTTCCAGATTTATCAAATTTATTCGAGGCGCCATCAGATGCTCTTACAAAAGCTCAAATCATATCTGACGATACGATCATTCATTCTTTTGATTTTTCGCGTCGGCTTCCTTATAACGAATATTGCCTCGAAATTATTTTGACAGAGTTCAAGGAAAGCACAAGTGTCAGCAAGAAAAAATAATATCCGCGAATATCACGCTTGGTCTTCCGCAAGACAAAGATGTAACAATAAAAACGGGCGAGACTACAAAAGATATGGCGCGCGCGGAATTTATATGTGTGACCGATGGAGCACCTTTGATCTCTTTTTAGAAGATATGGGCCCACGACCGTCGACAAAGCATCAATTAGATAGAATTGACAATGACGGACCATATAGTCCTGAAAATTGCAGATGGGCGAAAGCAAAAATACAAGCTAGAAATAAAAGGAATAATGTGTGGATATTTTTTGATGGACAAAAAAAATCTCTCCCAGAATGGGCGGAAAAAATCAACATTCCAACAGAAGTTTTAAGACATCGTATTTTCATAAGAAATTGGATTGTTGAAAGAGCATTAACAACCCCTTTGATTAAACGAGGGGGGTCTTATGTTGTTAGAGATAAAAGCGGAAGATTTATTTAAGGAACCACCGAGCCCTGCGAGGCTCGGCGGTGGATAAACTATTGTTGTGAGACGCAATAGTTTAAAAGGATCTGCGTATCGTCTGGACTTAGGCCAATAATCTTATCGGAGTCCTGATAATAAATTATAGACCCATCATTACAAATAAATCCGCCGGCGGATGGCTTCGAAATACAGAGTTTAATATTTGGAGCACTCTTATGCGTGGGCTCGGAGCAGCAACCACTACATATTATGAATAACAGATTGCAAGTTCTTAGCAACATCTGCATATTCCGCATCGGTCTTAGCCTCCTTGAGATTTATTGATAAATTCCTGTTGATGTCCCTTAGGGAGGCTTTGACCGAAATTTCTTTCTCTTCGGCCTGAATCATCTTTATCAATGCAAATATTTCTGGAAGGGCGCGGAGCAACTGAACTAATAGAGCCAGCATTGAGTCTCCCCCAGTGGAATAAGAGACAGCTGTAGTCCAGCTGCCCCGCTAAATTAAGCTATTACAAGTGAAGCACTAAGCAGGCCTTCACCATTTGATACTGAAAAACCAAAGCCTGAATTGAAATCACGTGCCGGCTCAAATGGGCCAGCTTGCTTCATGGTGATGTTTACCGAGTTGCTCACGGCTACTGCCGAGAAGAACCCACCACCACCAACATTGTTGATCGCTGCTGCTACAGCCGTTGCCACAGCAGAAGACGAAGCACCTCCAGTAATCGTTACAGGCAAGCCAAGACCCGCCATGCAAGGGCTCGGATCTATTCCAAGGCCGGACACATTGAGCCACACGTAATACTTTGCAACGGAGTTCTCAGAAGACAAAAAGAAGTACAGGTTGTTAAGACTTGATGCGACACCGGGAACAGGAGTGCTTATTGTGAAGCCGGGACTTGCGCCGCCGTTTGAGGCGTTAGTAACCAGGCCAGGATTCGCTCCAGTAATGGTGACCGTGCCCGAGGCATTCACCCCAGAGAAGTCACCAGGGAAAGCCGCCAATGCAGCGACAATGGCCGCTCCGATAACAGTTGCCGAAGAATTTGTGGCCGCAGCAACCATGATGCCTGTTTTGTTTGCAACCATTGGATCAACGCCTGCGCCATTGATGTTAAACCATACGTAGAAATTGGCTTGTGCTTTACTTGCCGAGTCAATCGCAGACAACAAGAAGTAAGTGCTGTTGAGGCTTCCTGAAACGTCGGCCACACAGATCACTTGAGTTTGTTGTGCAACGCCCGCATCAGCAGAGCAGGTAATGCTTTGTGCCCCAATAGCTGTTGACTGATATACAGATCTCACCCAAACGTTTGGAATATCCATTTTGGGGATTGAGTATGGTCCAGGGCCGCTAACAGCGACAACCGCACCAGACACGTCGGACCATGCTGGATTATTGTAGGCCGGGTTCACGACAGCCGATTGAAGTTTCAATAAGCCAACAGGATTGCCGGAAAGACTTGCGGTCAAATAGGCCGTTGAGTTAGCCGAAGCATCGATTGGTTGCGAGCTTTGAGAATTTACAACTTGATTTGATGAAAATACTTGAACTGTGGACATTTTATGCTCCTGCTGCAGGTGCTGTTGGTGGTGGTTGAGATCCGCCAGAGACAGCTTGATAGATTTTAATCAAGACTCCGCTGATCAATTGAAATGTACTATTTGCTTCCACGCTTGGGATAGAGGCCAAAACATGATCCAAAGCGACGATAGCGCCTAAGATACCAGCAATAACCGGACTGTTAGCCATAAACCAAGATACTAAATTCATAAACTCCCCCTTTTTAAGGATTAAAATACCTATTTCCGCCCTCTGGTACAGGTCGTTGATCAAGATGGATCCAATCTGTCGTCCCGCGCTCCATACGCATTCCCCAAGTCGATAACATCCTGTTGTCCAGTATATTTTGTTTAGCGTCATCACAGCTAACATTTTCGATATGAAAATCAACCGCGTCGCCGAATAAATGTGGACTGTTTCGAGCGCCCTTAACCAAGGCATTATATTCTAATGGGCGATATGCACAATGAACAACAATCGGTTGACCGAAATAACCCCTAACAATGTCCATTTTGAAAAATAGATTCTTAAGTCTTCCGATCGCGTCATCAGTCAGTCCGTCGTTATCATCAGCGAGACGTCCCCACGAGGGAAGCCAAAGAGCTTCTCTGAAGGTAAAGAATTGAGATATTTTTGCTGCTGGATCAATCAGCATCATGTCAAGTCCTCCCAGTCCCAGTCGGTATCATCAAAAATCCACCCATTTTTCTCGGCTTTGGATTTCAAAATCTGAAGTTTAGTCATTAGAAAGTTAACTTTGGCCCTTTCGCGGTCTAGCTTTTTGAAAAGAGTGTCTTGGTTTCGAACGATAACGGCGAGCTCGGACTGAATGCCTGAATTGCCATGGCGAATTATGATGAAGTCTTCTTTGTGCTCGTTAACCCAACTGAGCTTCTCGTCGACCACAGCAAGTTTTGTTTTTATCTTACTCACCTCTACAAAAAGAGATGCTACCCAGCCAGCCACCATGGTCCCAATAAAACCAAATATGACTTCGACCCAGGTTTCATTCATTAGAATAAAATCTCCTGAGCATAAAGACCAAGATTTGTTACGTAGAACTGAGCCGCAGCCACACCGCTGAAGATTCCGCCTGGCTGCCAAGATCCAAAACCAATATCATAAGTTATATTTCCAGTGCTTGATGTAACCCCAGTGTCGATGTAGTTAAAAAAACCTGGGCCCGTACTTCCTTCCAGCTTTGGACCTGGATTTAAACCAGAACCAAATGCAACTGGTGTGAGCGGAATATTTTCAACATCGATAAGAGTCCCATTTCGTCGCAATGAAATCTGTGCGCCTTGGGACGTCTGGGTGTTTGATGAATCTCCTTGAAATCCGCAAGAAATGTTCGGAGGCATTGCAGATAAAACGTTTGCTGGATTTGAAAACAAACCAATCTTCACATAGGAGCCAGAAATGTTTTTTGTGAGGGTTACCGAGGCAAGTCCATACAAGAATCCATTTGAAACGGTGATGCCACCGCCCGAGGGAGGCTGAAATTCAATGTGTGCCGAGGTTATAACACCTGAAAATTGAATGTTGAGCATCCTTGCCAAGATGCCAGCGACTTCACTGTTGAGCGTGGTAATATTGTCTAAACAATAATTGACACTACCACCAATACCTTGAACTGTTGATTCTGAAACCGCAGATAAGAATCTCGTACTTTCTACCTGTACGTATTCTGGCACACTTGGTAAATTAGACATGTTTACTTCCCCTTAAATAAATCTGTAAAAGCTTGAGCCGTCGTTAAATCCGCCACCATTAACAATATATCCAGCTGCGGGTATATAACCGAGACTTGTCCCCACAGTAAAAACTGTCCCAGAGATATTTGTGATTGTCACCTCTGGACTCTTGCCATAAAGACCCGTAACTGGAGTCGTTATTGTAAAGCCGGTGCTGACATCGCTCGCGTTTGGAACTGGACCAAACTGTGTTCCAGAGACAGACACGGTCCCTGAATTGTTCACAGAAGTTAAATCAAATGTATCCGCAGATATAGCAGACACAATTGCCGCACCAATCACAGTAGCGCTCGAATTTGTTGCGGCGGCCACCTGAATGCCAGTGCGGCCTACAATGCCGGGGTCGGTGCCGCCACCATTGATGTTAAACCACACATAGAAGTCTTTTTCCGCCATGGTTGTTACATCAATAGCCGAAATATAAAAGTAAGTGTTATTAAGACTACCAGATACATCAGCAACACACACAACAGTGGTCTGTTGATAAGTGCCATAAGTAGTCGATGATACATAAATTGTTTGTCCCTCTTTAAACTTAGCCGTGTCGCCCGAAGACATTGAAAAAGAAGTCGTACTAAACCCACCCACTACCGTGCCACTAGGGCCAGTGAAGCAATGAACTAGTTTATAGAGCTCATCAGTGAAAAAGCTCGTGTCCGTCGGATATGAAACGATATCCACAACATCCACATTGGCAACAGGCACAAATGGAAGGGCTGGCGATACCACCAGTGCATAAAGATTTGATGGATTAATCGCAGTCAAAACTGTTGTGTAATTTCTTGTCGTGTAATCGGGAGAATGAACAGTTATCGGAAGGCCTATATAGTTTTTCCACTTCTCAAACTCTGCCCCTGGATATAATTTTCCAAATGAATCTTGAATGGCAATGCTTGTGGTAGTAGATCCCGTTGCCACAAGACTTGATGGAGAAATTGTAGCAAATCTATCTGTGGTATTGGCACCTATGCCACCCAAAAGCTGCAATGTAACTTGGCCCGACTTAAAATCGATCTGTCTGTTAATAACTTCAAATAATTGAGCGCCAAGTCCGCGGCCACCAGTTCCCCAGTTTGATATCTGTAAACCATTTCCGTTGACGGGATCATTGACGATGACAACGTCGCCAGCCTCAATCTGATTTCCGGTGCCGAAATTAACTTTTAGATCCAAAAGAAGTGAGCCGGTGCCATATCTTTGAAGCAAAAACGTCTCACGCCTAGATCTAACTAGATTAAATCCCAGATCTGTTCTGGTTCCTTGGGTTTGAATTGGTAGTGTGCTTAAAATTCCGATAAGATTATATGAGTCTGAGTCCAAAGTTTGAACTTCAGAAGTGATATTGCCAGCATCATCATAGTCATAGTCCCAAACAATCAGGTTGAAGAACTTCCTGTTATTTGTGGCTCTTGATGGTCTAACGTTTTGTGGTTCTAAAACGTTTGTGATATCGAGTTGAACGGTTCGTTGGTCTGCCAATGGGGGCTTTGTTAACCCCATAGAGCGGCGTCCTTGTCGCGTCAAAGAGTATGCCCCCAAGGGCAGATAAATTTGATTCTCTAAGAATGTTTTACCACTGTCTTCTGCTGCGGTGATAAAAAATCGATACGCGTTTGAAACGTCACCCAAGAACGTGTCTTCATAGAAAATATGGCCATCAACATCCACCTCAACAGGGCTCATCATCAATCCCGCATCAAGTGGGTAGGTGTCATATTGACTTCTAAATGCCGCCACCGCTGGGGTCGCACTCTCTGTTATGAATGTCCTGTTTACGATGATCAATTTATTTGTGTAGTCTAGAGAATCAGTGAAATCTAAAATCTGACAGGCGCCGTCGTTGCCAGAATTTGTAGCACCAGATATCGTCACCCAATCGCCAGCTGTCAAACCATAATCTCTATTGGCATCTACCCCAGCAGGCAAAACGATGGCGTTAGGGATGATATGAAGATCTGGGTCTCCAGTATCAGCCAGCGCCTGTATCGTGACGTTAGACATGAACGGTCCGCCCCACCCAGACAACATAATCTTAAGGGCCATGTAAATGGACGTGTCCTGAATTTGAATAGATCCATCAACTTCTGTCGTTGCCGTATGTGCTGCCGCCGTTGTCCCGCGCTGGCCACGCAAGACGTTGATAAAACTAGTCGGCGTAAGGCCTGTTGCCTCCTCACCCGTCTGTTGATACTGAATGTATTCGCTTTCAATTAGGATGAAGTTTTGAATTGCCGGATCATATGTCCCATCGGGACCTAAGATCTTGCTAAAGAACCCCGTAGTTGATGTGACAGGAATGGTGGTGTCTGTGGGGCCTATATCAGCAGACAGATACGTTATACCCGTATAAAATAGCTGCTGTCTTTCCTTAACTGCCGGGTCTGAGAATTGAAGAGAGATCAGTCCTGGGCCAATCGACGACACAGAAGTTACAACGCCAGCAAAAATAATGTAGTAGTCATCTGGAAACGAAATTTGTTGGTAGCCAAGCCAAACTCTTACTGGAGCACCCAATATATCAGGGATAATCACGCCTGGGCTTGTCGCTTGGGTCATGTAGTTGGCAACATCCACAAAGCTAAGAGAGATGGTTGAAATGGCGCCGCGGCCCTGCTCAGGCTCTAGTGTTTGAGATATCGTAAGAGAGCCGTCAAGAGAGAGTAGATTTTTCTGTCCACGGCCGCCAGGTGTTCCGTATAACCTAAGGCCACCATAAACAAGACCAGCATCACCATAGTGAATGGGGTCACCATATCTGATTTTCGTGTAGACAACAGTATTTGATATAATATCAAGGCCAGGAATATCAACGACAATGACGACGTTCTTCGTTTGTAGCGCATTGAAGTTTAGAAAGTTCTGGTCTGCCTGAGTAATTGCCATATTTTATTTTGCGCTCCAGATATCTAGAACGCCCTAAACTCCCCCGTATGACAAGAACTTTTCTCCTGATTTCGCCACCAATTAGCTCCTCTTTGACGGCTAAAACCACATCAGTAATCCGAAGCTCTTCTTCATCAACCCATATGCCCAAATCAATTGCCTACCCGCTCAATACAAATGAAGTTTTGAACCGCATTTGCTGCGGCAGTAGTTGATGTGCTACATCCAGCATATACCTGAATAGTGTCACCGGCATTGCAACCTAAGGTCGTAAAAATTTCGCTATACCAGTTCTCACTAGCGCCATTTCCCCAAAGCTGTTTGATATAGATTTGAGATCCATTTTGATAAACGGCCATGTTCACAGCGTTTGTGGTGGAAAGAGTTACAGCTGTAGTAGAAATGGCCCCAGTAACACGATATTTTCCTGAAACTGGCACGGTGTAGGTGCTGCCCGAATATGCGTTGTGAGAGTCGTAAACCTTTGTCGTATAAGAATATGCGGCACCTGGGAAGCTGGTGCTTAATGATGCTCCGCTTGCGTCGGTATATTTCATAGCGACCGACTCAACCGCAGCTATCACTGCTGGGCCTGAAAGACGATTAATGTTGATGATAGACCAAGATGGAGATGTGCCGCCCCCCTGAAACGTAGTCGTATTGTCAGGCCGAACGTCAATGGTGTCGCCAGTATTTAATTTAACTAAGCTTGAACCATTTCCAGAGGTCACGGTGGAATTGCTAACCCCAAGAGTTGCGTATTTAGAACCATTTTTATACAGATAAATAGTAGATGCTCCACCAGAGCTATATTGAAGACCTACTGATACCTGATATTCTCCAGAAATTGGTGCCGTAAACTTCCATGCGCCAGTTCCAGTGGTCACGGCTCCGTGGGTGTCAACTAACTGAGTATCAAAGTTAATTTGAGTTAAAGCTCCTGGTGAAAATGTGCTGCTTGAGGCGTAATAAGTCGCAGCGCAAACGCGCGTGTCGGTATCATTAGATACCTGAACGTTCGAAGACCAACCAGCAATTGGAATTACAATTTCACTGAAGAAAAAGGTTGTGTTGTTGCTAAATGCAGTTCCGTTTTGATAGGTGTTTCCAGCGTTTGATCCGTTTTGAATCCCTATACCAAAATAGGTGTTTCCCGAATCTATAAGTGCAGTAAAAACATCGGCAGCAGTTACGTTAAGAGCGCCAAATCCAGATACTCTGGATGTATTAGATCCAATAATTGAAGCGACGCTTAGGCCGGGGTTGTTTATTCCATTAAATCCTATGGTGATTTGTATCTGAGTCGCAGTATTCGTACCAGATTGAAAGCCTCCACGAATTATTAGGCTGTCCCCTCGACGCTTCGACATCATATTGATGCTTGTTACGGTTCCAAGACCAGTAAATGTTGGCGTATAAGACACCCAATCGGTTTCAACAGCACCCAATGGGGCCGTCTGAGGTCCCAAAAAGAAATCATCAACATACATTGTGACGGCACCAGACGACGCGTTGGCATTGAAAAATGCCAACTGATATTGTGTAGAATTTGATGATGTCTGGAATGTTCCGGTCATATAACCAGAGCCAGTTTTTTGAACAATGTTCCAAACGCCAGCAGGCATAATCCATGCAGCGTTAGTGACGTCATAAACAGCTATTCCAAAACTGTTTGAAGAAGTACCAGAAAGGTTTACGTTTGCAGCTCCGGAGTTGACGCTATAGTAGAATTTGATAGTCATGACCTTGGCTTGGTCTTCAGTGTCTATCGTGAATGCGTTAGAAATAAGCATGTCACCAGCGGTTGTTGCAGTCGAAGATGCATATGAACCAGAGTAAGTGCCCGCCAATTGGCCGGATGACACCACAGAAAGCGATAGGTTCGCATTGGCAGCAGATCCACCGTGAACACCACCCGCAGAACTAAATGCATTTCCAGCCGTTGCAAGGGTACTCGGGAAGTTAGAAGTTAAAGATGAATGGGCAAGAGACCATCCTGTTGTTGATCCAAGCTCGAAGTTTCCATTACCGTTCACATTGTTTACTGTGCCGAGATAGTTCTTTAACCCACCACCACCTGAGCCAATCTGAGTTTCAACCCCAGACGGGCTTAAAGAATAAAAGTTGCCATCTGTCTTTGCATAAACCTTTAGGGCGCCAGATGATGGATTAGTGGAAGATGAGCTTCTCTCAGTAAACGTAAGCGTGTCGAGAGATGAAATGTCTGTTGATTGGATTTTGCCTGGTAAAGTACTCATGTTTCCCCCGTCACTTTGATGTAGTGAACTTCAACTAGCGACCCCGAAGCGGGGGCCGCCGTAAATGTCAGTGTTGTTCCTGAAATCGAATAATCAGTGGTTGGTGTTCGATAGACGCCGTTTACAAAAACCTGAACTGCTGCCGAATCTTTTGGGGTCTGGCTCAATGTAAAGGTCACATTGGTTCCGTTCACGGTTCCACTTGGCGACTCTGCGTCGTCCCAATGTTCTGTAAATCTAGCATCTATGCGAGACATTCATTCCCCCGATTAGTATCGATAAATAACTTGCAAAATATCGCCGCTCACAAGAGCCGCGGCCCCACCAGTTGCCAAATCATTTTGGAAGTTCAAACGACTCACCCCACCGCTTGTGGTCATAGTGTAATCATATGAAGATCCCTCAAGCAACGAGCCTGCACCCTTAACTCTTAAGGTCAAAGAGCTTGCAATAATCAGTTGAGCCAATGTGACGTACTGATTGGTAATGTCACCAGAAGCCAATGTGAAGGTCTCAATGTTTGACAGATGAGTAGCTCTGGCAAAAGTAAGAGCAGTGGTTCCAACTGTGATCGGATCAACGTTAGATAAAACATAAACCGTGTTTGCATAAGTCCCTTGGTTTACGTAAAAAGCGGTACCTGAATATGGTGTTGCGCCTGATGCAAAGTCCGTAGCCCTTGTCCACGCACCAGAGCCAGTTACATAAACACCATTGTTGGCTCCCGTGGTCTGACCTGCCACCAAGATTCTGCTTGCAGAGGTGGTAACACCGTTAATGGTTTGCTCACCGCTTAATGTGAGATTGGTCAGAGATACGGTGACAACGGCGTCATGGCCGCTAGATGCGGCAACGGCCGAATCAACATAGCTCTTGTTTGCAAGATCGGTTGGGTTAGACGGAGTAAAGTTTGCTTGTGGCAATTGGTCAAACTGAGTTACGTTTGAAGTGTCCACATGCAAAATATTTACATCTGCCGAGTTTGCCTGGTTGCGAGCACGTAAAGCGTCGTTATTTCTAAGACGGATAAGCGTATCATCCACATTGTTAGGGGTGATAAACTTGGTTATAATTTGTGACATAATTATGTCTCCTCTTCTGGTCGCTTAATTACGACCAGTAATGTATTCGGATAGTATCTCCCGAAGCTAGAATCCCATCCAGTCCATATCCAGACCAATTCAAAATGTTGCTAGACACCGTAAAGTCGACGCCGAACCATTGAGCGCCGCCGCCAATGGCATCCACCATAACTAAATTTGATGTAGATGGAGTGTGCGCCAAAGTGAGTTGTTTTGCGCTCGCTTCACCGCTAGTAATCGTTCGATATTCAACATTCTCTGTACCAGTTGGAGGCGGTGGTGGTGTTGGTAAAACTCCACCATACAAATACCACACCCAAATTGTTTGCCCAGTCGATGGTGCTGAGGTGAATACGATTGAAGTTCCGCTCAAACTCCAATCAGTTGCCTGATCTCGCTCAACGCCATCAACATAAACTTCAATTGAGTATTGATTGAGCGGCGTGTACGTGAGCGGGCCAAAGGTCGTGTTGATGCCGTTGACAGAACCAGCCGGAACCTCACCAAATCCCACTGTTGCAGCGGTTCCGGTGACGACAATCTTTTGCCCAGAATAACTTAAAGATATTCCGGCGCCGGCCGATATTAATACATCCCCAACAAGTGCCGAGCCTGAAACCCCGTCAGCGGCTAACGAATGAACACCCACGTGCGCGTGATCAGCCAAAGCCGCATTGTTAACCGAACCAATAACAGCCGTTGAACCAACGGGAGACGGTGACGTCGATGAAAGAAGGATTTTACCCGCAACCGTCGTGGTCGCATAGGTAATGTCTGATGTCGAATTGTCAGATGGGATAAAAACAGTCGTGTCGTAAACTGGAATGGTATTGAGTGGATTATAAAGCTGCTGATAATACCAAACAATCGTGGTGCTTGACCCAAACGAGTACGGTGTTTCAGTTCCGCTCACGAGAGAGTAGTAAGTCAAAGTCCATGTGGGCGATGAATAAGTAAGTCTTCCATAAACTACGTTGCCAGATCCGTCGGTAAATTCAGCGCCGCTCGTATTTCGCAAAACAACCTGGTTGTACGGGGCATTGACGACAACTCCCAAGATGGTTTGACCCGTGGACGGTGTCGCACCAACAAGCAAGCTTGAAACGTCGGTCGATCCACCAGTAACCGACGTGAGGTTAGTTCCCTGTCCATAAATTCCGCGATATGGAACGTTGGTGATATATTGGGCAAGAATATTTCCGCCCTGGCCGTCGACACCACTATGCGCGTGTCCCGATAAAGAAAAAGCATTAGTGATGGTGTTTACACGAGCAAATACACTGTCCGTGGAAGATCCAAGATCATTGTGGGTCCATGACGGCAAAACGTTATAGGCAGTGTTGATTGTTTTTCCCAAAAATGAATTGAGAGAGTTAAATTCTGCCTGAATATTAGTCACACCAGTGCCGGAAGGTGATGTTACATCGGCCAAAGCCAGGATAAATGGCATTGTATCGTTTGCGTTTTTGTAAATAAACGCGGCATCTGTTATCGATTGGTTGACGGGTTGTCCGTCTACTACTCCGCCACTCATGTGTTCACCACCCTAAATGTCATAGGACCTGTCGTGTACAAGAATGGAAAATCAGGCAATTGTTCTTTCATTTTAAAGCCCAGCCCCTTTCCATCTTCTGAAGACTTCTCAAGAGTCACCTGATAAAAAGTATTGTAACTTGAAATCTGAGGGGTAAAATCAAACGCCCTCTGTTGAATCATCCACTGAATCAATGGTTGCCATCCAGTTATCAGGCTTGACTGAAGCTCATATTGAAACTCAACCTCGATAAAATATTGCAGAGCAAATGTGATTGACTCTTTAACTCCAGCCGTTGTCACGTTGACTGAGCCAAAGTTCTTCTGGTTCCAATTGGGATCTGAATAGTTCTTTCCCCACCAAGCAGTAATAAGCGGCGTGCCCGCTGAGGACGAGCCGGTGTACATCGTAGCCCCCGTGTAATCAGACGGACTAAAGCCAATCAGTGGAGCAATAGCGCTCGTTGATCTGGGGCCTGATCCAAATAGTAGGCTAAAATAAGACGAGCTCGATGCGATAGTTACTCTATTTTGGGTTCCGCCAGCCAGAGATCTATCAACCGTCACAAGATAAACGTTTGTCGGATCAACAGTGACAAGGGCATTTTGAATGGCAGAGGCCAGGCCACTCAAAGAATAAAAGCCAAAAGTAACAGTCGCCTGTAAAATAGGTCCACCGGAAGAGATTTTAAAATCAATCGATGAGTTAAGCTGATTGACCTGTAATCCATAAAGAAAAAGCGACTTGTCGGTTAAAGCCATTACGCCTGTCCTATCTGCTTAAAGCTAAAGTCCGTCGCATCACTTGCTGACCTGATCATATTCACAAGGGCCGCTTGCGTTTGCGCTGTCTCAAAGTAATTGCCTTGCACCTGAATCGTAACCGCTTGTTGGGGGTTTTGTGTAGCAGTTGGTGCGGTTGGCGAGCCTGCGGGCGCCCCCCCACTTGTTGGCGCTGCGGCACCCGCACCACCGCCAGAAGACGACGAGCTTCCAGTTGCTCCAGCACCCGCTTGAGATTTTAATGCCGAGCCTAAGGCGATCAAAGCGCCGCCTGCGGCAAGAGCAATCGGATTGGGTGGCCAAATGCCCTCTAACAAAAGCATTTCCCCGTACTGTTCGGCCATATCTCCAATCGCGCCCAAAAAGAATCCACGCATGGCCTGTGATGCCGTTTCCGAGCCATTACCAATGGCCTGAAACGCAGTGGTGGCGTTATTGCCAAGGGCCTTAAAGCTTGTCTGTCCAAGCTTCTGCATGCTGGTTAAATCATTGTGCTGCTGCTGACTTAATACTGCCCACTCAGCGGTAATTCCTTTGGCATTCTTATCGTTTGCCGCAGCATAGTTTTGCAGAGTCTTCATCCGCTGAGCTTCTAGATCGGCGTCTAGTTGTCTCATCTTCTGCTCGTGCTGCTTTTCCATTTGTTCAATACGTTGTTGGTAAGCGGCGGTTCTTTGAATGCCCGCCTCTTTTGCCTCTTGGTCTGCTGCCGCCAATTGAAGGCCAAACTCTTTTCCTTCGTTAATCTTTTTCTGCTGAATAATAGTTTCGGCCTGAGACATCGAAGTCGCCGCAGCGAGCTCTTGATCTAAGTTCTGCTTATAAAGTTGGTAGGTTTGATCTTGAAATTGCTTTTGAGCGGCAAGCTTTTTTGAGTTATCGAAGTACTTGGCTTCAGTGGCGGCATTGTCTTTATCAATATCGCCCTCTTTTTGCTTTTCAGCATTGAGCGCCTGCTGGGCCTTGAGTTGCTTGCTAAGTTCTCCAACCTTCGCTGCGGCCCGATCTACATCTGCCTGACTTGCAGCCCCTGCCTGATATTTACGCTCCTCTTCGTTTAGAAGCTGTTTTGCCGTAAAAAGCTGAGCTGTCAGGTCTGCCATCTTAGCGGCATTCTTTTGAGATTCAGTTCCAAAGGATGCATTTATCTTATTGGCTAAAAATCCAAACACACCCGTCAAATCCTGAATGGCCGTCTTCAGTATTCCGCTTGCAAAATAGGCAACCATCGAAGCAACGGCTTCTTTTAACGTTCCCCATGCTGCTGCCAATTGATGAACTGAATTTGTGACAGGAGTCATCTCAGTATTGACTGAGCCAAACTTTTCCTTTGCCTGATCGAGGGCCGCATTAAACACAGCCTGCTGTTTGCCCGCGGCAGTCAATTCATCGGCAGTGTGGCCTGAGGCCGCAGCAAATTCTTCTTCTGCCTTCGTTGCATCGACATTGATGCCTAAACGCTTTAAAAGATGAGTATTGCCTGTTGCTAAGGCACGAGAAAGACTCTCGAAATTCTGCTGAAGGTCTCCTCCGCGCATTGCGGTCTCTTTGACCGCAACACTCATGATCTCTGCCATTTTGTCGGCATTATCGCCCAGGTAAATCATGGCGTTGTTGGCAGCATTCATCGCTTGGGTTTCAGTTAAGAACCCATTGGAATTCTCCATCAATGCAGTCTTCATCTTCTCTGCATTGATCCCGGCATTCTCGGCCATAGAGTTAAACGTGGCCTCTATCTGCTGGGCCTTTTCATACTCTTCAGTTAACTCTAGTGATTCTTTGAATACACCGACGGCCGCGGCTGCTACACCGACGACTGTCCCGATCTCAACAAAGGTATCTAGAAGATTGCCCGGGCCTTCGGCGTCGCCTAACGAGTTAAGACTATCCAGCGCTTCCTTGATGCCATCAACGAAGCTTGAATTATCTAGATCTAATGTTATCGATGCCTGACTATCGCTATCCGCCATGTTCCAATCGCTTCTTTAGTTTCATTGCCTCTGCCATTATGTTGCTAGCTAGCTCCCAAGGCATCGCTTCATCTGATTTAGCAGGCGCCTCATCCTGAACAACTCCCGTTGAACTAAATGAGACTTTGATAAGGTCGATGAAGTATTTTCTAAGTTCGGCCGCATATTCCACCTTTTGCCCAGGGATCGAGCCGACTAGAGTAAGATTTGCCAAAAACGCCAGATGATCTCTCGCCTTTAGCTCCCGCGCGTGGCTGAGAAGAACGAAATAGGTGCTAGCAGGCGACTCCAAAACTTCTTTGATGGTCCACCCGAAGAGGAGGCATCCTTCCGCGACAAGGCTTCCCGCATGGATTTGTATATTGGGAGCCTCAGACGAGTTTTTTTTTTACCATTCCCCAAGTCAACAGTGCCAGTTATTCGATCAACGATGAGCTGATAGAGTGCTGCCACCTGTGGCTGCTCCATCTTAAGCACATCATCAATTGAAATGGTGTCGCAAACGCTGGCAATGACCGAATGATATTGTGAGGCCAGGGTTTCCCATGGCTGCTTGTCGTCTGACTGGAGTGAAGATAGAAGCTTTGAATTCGCATTGGCGTACTTCAGAAACTCTTTAACTGTAATCGGCTTAATCTCATGAATCTTGCCGTTCCATTTAAAATAGACGGGCTCGGCGATAATGGCATCTAAATCCACTATCGACCCACCCGTCATGTTCGTTCTGGCCGGCTTTAAATCAGTCATTAGATTGTTGTGTCCCCATATCTAAATAAACGAGCCGGACTTACTGTCAAATCGAGATAAACCTTCCAGTTGATCTTAAGCGAGCGCTGTTTGCTCGGATCAAAATCAATCGCTGAAGACTCATCAGGCATTGCTTTAAAGAAAGTCCAATCGTGATTCACATCACTTGGGCCCTCGATCAAAGGATGAAGTGTTAAGAGTTGTGAGATTGGCAATTGACGAGTTGCGATCTTGTCATCCCATTCTAAGATATCGGCGGGAGAACTTCCCCGATATGTCACGTTTGGAAAAACGTATTTGAGTATCTGCTTTGCTCGAACCTCAGCAAATTCAGTGGTGATGGTACATTCCATTCCGCTGATCGCTTCGTCGAGTAAAGTTTTGCCATATTGATCAGCCATGAGGCCAGCCTTATCGTATTTGAACGTGACCTTAACACCAGACATGGTTCCGCCAATGTCTTGAGAGTTATAAGTCACACGACAAGGACCAATATCGAAATTTGCCGGTGTTACTGTAGCCGTACTAAGCCCCATAGGTACATCTCCTTATGTAATAGTTAAATTCTCAAAGTGTTTAACCTTTAATGTCAACACAGCTTCTCTTCTGAATCGACCCATCTTTTTGTCCTGATCTTTTATGAACGTTGGACCAAACTCACACGTGTCCACCGTCGAATAGATCTTGACCCCGCGGGCCTTATCTTCTAGGACAACCTCGTGCAAGATCTGAAATAGTGCCGACTGATATCGCTCAATCTTTGTCACCAATCGATCCCCGTCCGTCTCTTCAACTACTGCCGCAACAGATACTGATACCTCAGCGTTCACGTGATTTGATTTGAACTGCTCGTTAACAGTCTGAAGCCTCTCAACCACACAAAATATTGCTGGGCACTCATATGTGATCGCATAATCGTAGGTGAAGTATTTCTTTGGCGGCTCTGTCGTTACCACGGGATCATTGCGGTCTTCACGAACATCGGCCAAAGCCTGAACAATGTTCGACTTGATAGCGCTTAACAAAAGAACCCGAGTCCTCTCGGTGAGATTGTTGGCAATCATTTAAGCTTCTTTTTGCCCTTCGTTCTTTTCTTTACTTCTGTAAAGTCCACATCTTTTTCAACTGGCTTTGAGCCTTTTGGTAAAGCGGTCATGATCCCCCCTTAACGTAAGCCACATATTGTTCGGTGATATTGTCCACAGTCGACTGAGATAGATCTGTAAAGTTGCGTGTGGCGTTCGGATATTTGGCATAATCAAGTAATGTTCCAAGTGTTAGCCTTGTAGTGGTGCCCATTCTTTGCACCATTTTTACTCCGTCGCCACCCGGCTTGCTCATTGAATCAACAAGTCGGCCCGTTGCTATCATCAGCTTTGTGCCACTACCAGGATAATTAGGCCACGTGCCGCCATCACGCTTGGGTCCGCCGCCATATCTTTTAAGCTTGTACCGGGCGTAAACTGGGTTGAGCGGCGCCCATTGATCGCCTTCGCTAGTATTTTCGGTCATCCATCGTTGTCTTTGGACTTCATATAAGAGAGGCACAGCAACGCGATTAAGCCAGCCGTCGGCAAGCTTAGTCCTGCTCAGCATGTTGTTAAACATCTGAGTGATCGAGGTCTCGTTGATAGTGAATCCTTTTGCTGTAATCATCTGTTTGGCTTCACATCTCTCACGTTGCCCCTAAGCGTTCCCCATAAAGGCTGGAGCGCCTGGCCTTGTCTGGTGTAAACGTCGTCACGCAAATCAATAGCTGACTTTCTCATGTCATCGGCCAAATCTTGATACTGCTTTACCGGATCCCAGCGCTTCTCGTCTGGAGCATCAGACAGCATATAAACGTAAGACATATTGCTAGACCAAAACAGTGCTAGCTTCTGGTATCCTTCACCGGCCGCATATTTAAGTGTCGATGGTTGAAATTGATTTGGTATTTGTGTTGGATCTGAACCAAAACCAAGCTGCTCGCTGGCGGTGGTTAAGAATTCCGTCATTTCGGCGTCTGTGAACCATTGATGTAGAAAGTTGCCCTGAGGTCATCTGCATCAGTTGGAATTGTAGCGAGTTGAAATTCTCCACTAGGTAAATCATCGCTGATAACAGTAGTAGGAACATAATTGAGGTAAACGCCAACCGGCGTCGTCGCGCCGACGAACGAAGTGACACGACGGAACTCGAAGGTTTTAAAATAAGCGTTAAGTCCATTCTGCACTCCTATCAAGCGCTGACGGTACCTGAGCTTATCAGTAGGCCCATCATTCATAAGCTGTCTGATCTCGGTTATAGCGCCAGGCAAATTAGTCCAAGCCATTACTGCGCTCCCAACTGCATTCGAACATCAGTTTCGTCCATTCCTTCGCCAATGTAGGCATATCTCATGCCCTTTGTTCTCAAAATATCTGCCTTTTCCCTGCACATTTGCTCCTCAATCGGATTTTTAGGTTGATCCATCAATAATGGACCGCCCTCAGCAAACGGGAAATAGTATCTCACCTGTCTTAGTTTCCAATTCTGTGGGAACAAGGATGCGCCGCCCGGAACTAACCAATTCAAATAACAAAACTTGTTCTGTGCGATTCTCTCTGCAATACCGACAAACACTTCTGACCTTTTCATCACTGAATTAAGTCTTCGCATTTGTATTTGATCATCGCTTTCAAGCTGATGTGTGCCAACATCTCGAACCGTACCGGCCGCTATTCTTTTACCTTTTCCCATGTTTCCCTCTATTTAGTTTTTTGAAAAGCAAGGGACACACCCTAGGAGTGTGTGTCCCCGCGCCACGAAGCCTAGGCCGCGTGGGTTAACCTAAGATTAGACGCTACCGTCAGAACCTTGCCATGCAAAACGTGGATCAATGAAGTCTGCGTTTTGACGAGCATATCCTTTGAAGCGATAAACATCGCGGTCAAAGCTTTCGCCAGAAAGTGGGTTCTCTTGCTCAACTGCAATAGGTACACGTTGTTGCAATACAAACCATGGCTTTTTGCTGTCGATGAGGTACCAAGCTTTAGAAGCTGTGGCGTCGCCAACAATTTTACCGCTGTTGTCAAACATGTAACGAGACACGATTGGCTTAGCGATACCTTGGATTGGGTTGATAGCAAACGCACCACCAGTAGAACCAGCAGCAGCTGCTCCTGACGGGTAGTAAGCGCTATGTAGCAATACAGCCAAATCGAAAGTGTAATAGGGGCTGATTAACAAAGCATCAGGCTCTACGTTCATGATCAAACCTTGCAAGTTCAACTGTTGCATCAAAGCGATGATGCCAGCTTGAATGTTTGCTTGGTTCAATGCGCCATAGCTTGAGGGTTTAGTGTTTGCTCCACCAACCAAGCCACGAGCCCAAGGATAAGTTGATTCAGTAGACGGCTTAGTCTCAGATATTGGCGGATAAAAGCCAGCATAGTTTTGGCCTGCAACTGAATTCAATTTTCCCATTACCAACACTTCTGTAAGAATCTTTAAGTATTCTCCCAGCATTGCTGATTGACGTTGGAACTCACCCGTTTGGTCATCTTCCAACAATTCCTTAGTCACGTTGTACATGCTGCCATACTTGTAGTTTTTAATTTTCAAGTCTAGCGCTGCAGCTGCAACTTCGGGATATGGAGTCTTCTCACCAACTTGGCTCGGGAACGCTACACCTTGATTAGGGGCGTATGGTTCTTCTGCCATCTTGCTCGCTACCACTGTAACCCAATCTTCAAAAGAAGTTTTGGTAGACTCATACATTCCAACAGTGATGGATTGAATACCAGCACGTAAGAATTGTGTGAATGCTCCAGTAGTGTCAGCCTCTTTAAGTTGTGAGTCTAAAGAGTTACGGAATTTCTTCCAGTTCCAATTAGATTCACGGACGGGAAACTTACCAGCGTCGCCCTTTTCTGCTTCAGTCAAGGGGTCCATGCCATAAGCTTTTTTCATGCGCTTACGGAAGGCCAGTGTGTCTTCGTTGTTCAACAGACCATGTTTAATGATCTTTGCGTTTCGCTCACGCTTAGGATTGCTTTGTCCTTGGGCAACGAGACCGTTGAACCAAGTTGTAAGTTGTTCTTTAGTCATTTCCATTATTCACCCCTCTTACACGCCTGGAGCGTAGTTTTGGCCAATCAACACGGGAATTTCACTTCCACCTGTTGCAGCAGTTAGGGCTGGTCCTTGATACCAACCGATGATCACGCCACTTGATGGCTGAGTCACAGTTACTCCACGATTGCCAACTGTGCCTGAACCAGCAGCAGATTGGTCGATGTAGACACCTTGACCGGGATTGATTGAGTCGCCAGCTTTTAAAACAACGCTGTAAACTGAACCATAAACAGGTCCTGCCATATCGATTACCGCAACTGAAGCGTCAACTGCAGTTTGGTAAACTGAAGGCATGTTGCCATCGACAACAGGCACGGGGCTTACGCCCAAAAAGTTAGCACCAGTGCTTGAGCTAGTTACTAGCTGCACTACGTGAGTTGATGGGTTGATCTCGAGCAAATCCCCTTGGTTCCATGTGGAACTAGAAGAGATAAGCGCTTTCATATCCGCGAACACGCTTCGTGTTGCTATTTCGCGGACTTCGGTATTTTTACCGTACTTTCCGTTATAAATAGACATTTGTTATCCTTTCGTTTTTAAATTTCGTCTTCTTTGACGATTGAGTTGAAGCTGAGCCCTTGACCTTCCGTCATGTTCTCGTCCAATCCCATGGCCTTCTCTGTGAACGCAAAGCTCAGTCCTTCCGACTCTTGTGGAACGTTTGCGGTGAAGAGCTTCCATTTAACGTCAAAATCTTGTTTAGATTTAATGTCGCCAGCAGCTTCTCTGAAAGCCTTGGTTATAGATTTCGGCAGCTTTGATTCAGCCAATTTCTTGTCAACATATTTAGCCAGCTCAGCCTTGCGAGCTGCAGCTTCCATAAGAGCAATCTTTCCTTTGAGCTGAATAAGTTCCGCCTCGACGGGTCCAGTCTTTCCAGGAGCAGACTTGTCCGGGCCAGGTGCAGCTTTTGGAGCTGGAGGCATAATATCAGCTTCAGAGGGATCGGCAGGAGCACCGCCAGCAGCCTCTTCGGCTTCAGCAGAAGCTTTCATTTGCTTCATAGCCATGTGATGAGCAAGTTTCATTGCATGCTCTGCACACTTCATAGCCTCTTCTTTGCTATAGCCCATTTCTTTGTAGGCTTCCAAAGCTTCTTGAGTCATGCCAGTCAAAGCTTGCTTGTGCTCTTCCATAACACCGTAGGCTTCGTGTTGTTGTTGATCGGCAGCGGGGGGAGCTTGTTTGCCGGGAGCTACAGGAGGAGCTTTAGGCGGAACAGGTCCTTGACCCTCATCTTGTGAATCAGAGCTAGCACCAAGATATTCATCGATCATCTTTTTGATGAGCGCCACATCTTGAGCAGCATCGTCATGATCTGGGCCTAAGCCAGCAGAATCATCAGCAGGGGCACCAGCATCGTCAAGTGCGCCTTCCATATCTTCCATGCTTTCCATTTTCTCTTCATGTTCTTTGGCTTCTTTTTTTGCCATTTGATTCTCCCCTTTCGAGAAACGTGTTAATTTTGCCGCCAGCCCCAGCCTCAGTTACCAGGTCGCATGAAATTGCGTCGTTGATGACTGTGCAAATGCGAAGCGAATCTATTCCATCTTCTTTTGCTTTTAACAATTTAGCCTTTGCTCCGTTAGGGGCAGTGGCCAAAACTTGATCTATATCCACCTCTTGAGCGTCGCCAGATGCATTGATTGACAGACCGACGAGATCTTGTGATGGATATTTCTTCGAGTAATCAATTGCCTCGAGCATTAGGTCGCGAGCCCATTGGTACTGTGGCGAGGGCAGAATGTTAACCTCGCCGACAAGTTGAGCCTGCCCGTCTTCAGAGATACTGACTCGGATATTCTCAAAGTGCCCAAGAATGTCGCGGACTGACCTCTCGGGCCTAACTTGTTCGTCCATTACCGATGGATGATCAGCGTAGATCTTCTTGCCCTCAAATACAGGCACTGCTGATTCAATGGCCTCTTTGGAATAGTAAAACCTATCGTTAAAGTTTCCCATGCCCTCTTGAATGAGGACAACCTGGAATTTAGTGGCACCAATTGCGGCAGCTTTACTAGCGCCAGTAGGAGTTGATTCTTTTATCTTGGCGCCACTTACCGTCCATTTAAAAGATTCCTTCTTACACTCGCATTCCTTTTTGCCACACTCACCACACTCTAATGTGGAATTGCATACTGCGTAGGCATTATCAGCTTTGCCTTTTTTTTGAACATCATGTACGCAATCTGCCCATTTATTGTATGGCACTCCAGCCGGCTTTCCCTGATCTTGCTTTTGCTTTTTAAGCGGTCCAAGCATCATTGACTCAAGACCCGCGAGATTTGACTTTGGATCTTTGGCTTTCTTTGACTTGCGAACCTTATCGCCGTGCTTAAGAGACTTCCTGCTTGATGGAGCTCGCAAGCTCTGATCAAAGCCACCAGAAGTGTCTGACTGTTTATGCACAAGCATCAAGCCTTTGGCCTGAATCGCATTGTAGAAAGCTGAGGCATTGGCGTCGGGATGATCGATAATGATTTGTCTAGCGATCGCATCTGGATCATCTGGAGGATTTTGAGAGTCAGACGGTGGCGGATTAACTGGTAGCTGTTGGGCGGCTTGTTTGCCAACACTAGCTAGCTTGTCA